ACACAAATTGCTTGAGGACATCACCAAGTCAGAGCGTAAAGCTAAGAAGATGTATGAGTTGTACATGCAAGAGGCAAGTGTACGTGGTCACAATAAGTTTGCATTGTATAGTGCCTTCACTAACTATGCTTCCTATGCTGACGAGCGTAATGGATTCAGCCTACGTAATACAGGTAATGATACACAGGCTGTGAGTATGTTCTCTCGTGAGCAAGAGGTATCCAAATGGATCAGTACACCTCTATGGCACAACGTAGAGAACCTAAGAGAGTATGCTTAATGGATTGGAAAGACCCAGAGCAGGTACGTGCGTATAAGAGTGGATGGTATAAAAAGAATAAAGAAAAAGTTGATGCGTATGACCGTGCGTACTATCACAAGAATAAAGAAAAAATTCTTGAGAATAAACGTGCATACTACCAAAAAATTAAAGAAAAAATATTAGAGAACAATAAACAGTGGAAAAAAAATAATCCTGCTTTAGTATTACAATACTTGGCAAATCGTAGGGCTAGAAAGATACGTGCCATACCTAAGTGGTTAAGGAACTGTCCTGTTGAGAAGAGAAGAGTTTATACAGTCTATCTACTCAGTCGTCTGTTAGCCAAGGCAGATGGTATTGAGAGACACGTTGATCACATGTGGCCTCTGTCAGATGGTGGGCCACACTGGTCAGGTAATCTACAGGTACTAACTGCAACAGATAACATGGATAAAGGTGCATACTCTTGCCCTAAACTAAAGAAACAAATGAAACTTAACTTAAAGGAAGCGAAGGTGTTGTATGCTAAAGCTGCCTAGATATGTGCAGAAACGAGACACTGGTGAGTACAGGTTTAACCCACCTCAAAACCTAGTTGATGCAGGTGTAGTGACCAGAAAAACCTTTGGCACTGACCTGCAACAGGTACGTAGACTTGTTCGCAAAGACAATGAAGCCATTGATAACTGGCGTGACATACAGTCACAGGTGTTAGTGATCACAGATCGTAGCACCTTCAATGATCTAGTGGACTACTACTATATGTCTAATGATTTCAATATGTTACGTGATACAACTAAGGTGGATTACAAATACTTCTTGGGTGTAGTGTGTGATAAATTTAACACAGTTAAATATAAAAACATAAGTACTAAGGTTGCCAAGGGTGCATATGAGGAATGGGTCAAGCGTGGTGTGAGCTTTGCAAATCATACAGCTACCTGTGCCTCACGTGTATTCAACTATGCTATTGAGATGGAACACGCTATCTTAAATCCCTTTAGTAATATAAAACGTAAGGCATCTAAGAAGAGAACAGTTGTCTGGGCAACAGAGGATGTGGTTAACTTCCTTGATGTAGCCTATGCTAACTTTGATACTAGAAACATTGGACTAATTATACAGATGGCATACGAGTGGTGTCAAAGATTGGGTGACATGCGTACCCTTGAGTGGACAGATATTGACTGGGATACAGGGATACTACACCTTGAACAAAGCAAGCGTAGAGCAGAGGTATTTCTACCTATATCAGAGGACTTGATGGGCATGTTGCAAGATCAACGTGTAGACTTTGGCTTTCAAAGGTACGTAGCACCTCATCCTAGCCCCGTACAGGGGGCATACCACCCTTATACCTTAGAGCGTCTATCTAAGAATGGAAGGACGGTCATGCGTAAGGCAGGTTTGTCTGACACACTACGTCTAATGGACTTGAGAAGGACAGGTGTGACACAGATGGTTGATGCAGGTGTCTCATTGCCACAAGTAATGTCAGTGACTGGGCATACACATGTGTCTTCTGTGCAACCATACATGAAACATACATATGCTAGTGCAAATTCAGCCTTGACACAAAGATCAGATAGCTTACAATCAACAACATGTTGCAACAACGAAAGTGATATACATGAATATAAATAATATTATAAATGATCTATCACTTGTAAATGGTGAGACAAAGAGGATGACTTGTCCTTCATGTAAGGGATACAATACCTTTACTATAACCAATAACATGGGATCAGTGCTATGGAATTGTTACAAGGCAAGTTGCGAGTACTCAGGTGGTACTCGTGTTCACTTGACTAGTGATGACATACGTAAGTCTATCAGTAGGGTAGCTGAAGAAACCAAAGAGATACCATTCACTAAGCCTGAGTGGTTAGTAAAAGATAACGAAGCAATAGGTGTATTCTGTAAGCAATGGGATATAGATCCAGATGAATTAGGTCTGTTGTATGACGTAAAGGAAAGCCGTGTCGTGTTTCCTGTGGTCAAGTCAAGTGTGATGGTAGATGCTAGTGGCAGAAGTATCACACACAGGCTACCAAAATGGAAACGATATGGTAAGAGTGACTTGCCCTACTCATATGGGTATGGTAAGGTCGCTGTAGTTGTTGAGGACTGCATAAGTGCTGCGATTGTAGGTAGTGATGTATATGTTGGGGTCGCTGTGTTGGGTACATCATTATCAGAAGCACACAAGAGGTTCTTATCGCAGTTCTCAACAGCCATTGTAGCACTAGACCCTGACGCACTACCTAAGACACTACAATTTACTAAGGAACTAAGAGGTCACGTTCATTCAGTTCGTGCCTTACGATTAACAGATGATTTGAAATACCGTAATCCTAACGACATTCAAAACCTTACAGCATTAGGAGAATAATATATGGAACTATCATTAGTACGCAGCCTTATGGACAAAGGTTTCTATGACGATCATAGAGGGGCGCGTTGCCCTGATCGTTTGTTCAGTAAAGACGTACGTAAGATCAAGGCATCAATAGACCTAGCGATGCAGAGATACGAACGTACTGTCACACCTGCTGAGATTGAGGCATTGTTTATGTCCAGTAATGCACAGCTTACTACAGCACAGAAGCAAGCATACTCGTCCTTGTTTAGTCAGATAAAGAAAGAGTCACCTATGGGTAGTGACGTAGCACAAGAGGTGTTGTCTAAATTGTTTCAACAAGTAGTTGGAGAAGACATAGCTAACATTGGCTTTGACTATGTCAATGGTACTAAGACTACACTTGAACCACTACGTAATCTACTAGAGCAGTACGCTGATGACTTCACACCTGACTTACACATAGAGTGGGATGACATGGACATAGATACACTGCTCTCTAAGAATGATCTTGAGGCACGTTGGGTGTTCAACATACCTACACTCACACGTAAGATAGAGGGTGTGAACGAAGGACACCTTATTGAGGTAGGAGCTAGACCTAACACAGGCAAGACATCCTTCCATGCTAGTATAGTAGCAGGACCAAATGGATTTGCACAGCAGGGTGCTAAGTGTATTGTGTTGTGTAACGAAGAAGGATCACATCGTGTAGGTGCTAGATATCTAACAGCAGCTACAGGTATGACTATGCAAGAGATAAAGGCCAACCCAAGTAAGGCACGTGATATATACTCTAAGATTAGTGGCAACATAAAGATCAAAGACTCTACCAGTAGAGATATGTCATGGGTTGAGAGTGTATGTAAGTCTTACAAACCTGATGTAGTTATACTAGACATGGGTGATAAGTTTGCTAGGACACAAGGCTTTGCTAGAGCAGATGAATACTTAAAGGCCAACGCTATATATGCAAGACAGATAGCCAAGCAACATGGATGTGCTATCTTCTATATGTCACAGCTATCTGCTGATGCAGAGAATAAAGTTGTGCTGAACCAAGCTATGATGGAAGGGTCACGTACAGGTAAGGCTGCTGAAGCTGACCTCATGTTACTCATAGCAAAGAATCCACCTGTCGAAGGACAGGACGAAGAGGATACGCAGCGTCACCTTAATGTAGTTAAGAATAAACTATCAGGGTGGCATGGTATAGTTCATTGTGAACTCAATTATAAAACAGCGAGGTACGAAGTATGATACACACTAACGAAATAAATCCTAACACAGGTAAAAAGTATTGGTATAAAGATAATCCAGAGACTAAACGTGAGTATAATAAAACTCAAATGTTTGTTGATGGTAAATACATATCAAGAAGTCATCCTCTATATAAGGCAGGAAAGTTTAAAACCTTTGGTGACGCTGCATTCTCATCCTTAGTAAACTATGAAGATAGTACAGAGGGTGAGGTGTATGTTATTACCAACCCTGCTTTTGTTGGGTGGGTTAAAATAGGTATGGCTATTGACTCTGAAGATAGGCTCAAGGGATATCAAACAAGTAGCCCCCATCGTGACTATAAGCTAGAGTATAGCAAACCATTTACTGACAGACGTAAAGCAGAGGCAGAGGCACACACAATTTCTAAGCAGTCCCATGTTAAAGCAGGTGAGTGGTTTCAAATGACTATACAAGAAGCAACGAGTGTAATAGAAGGAATAAAATGAGACATGTAACAGTACTAGATGTGGAGAACACAACTCTTAAACGTAATGGTAAGCTTATGCTTGACCCATTCGAGGCAGAGAACTCCCTTACTATGGTAGGTATGTTATGCCAAGGGCCATCAGGCTCTGAGCAAAAGATAGTTACCTTTGACCACAGTGAGCAGCAACCTAGCACTGAGGGTGGTCGTATTGTTCAGAGTATTCTGGATGATACACACCTCTTGGTGATGCACAATGCAGCCCATGACCTTATATGGATATGGGAATCAGGCTTCACATATACTGGTGAGGTGTTCGATACTATGCTTGGTGCTTACATACTACAACGTGGACAGAAAGAACCTCTTAGCCTTGGGTACTTGGCTGAGAGATACGACTGTGACACACAGAAGATGGGTACACTAAAGGACTACTTCAACAAAGGGTATACAACCAGAGAAATACCACACGATGAGTTGTCTGAGTACCTGTCTGCTGACCTACACTCTACGATGGACCTGTTCAACAAGCTAGATGCTAAGCTTACTGGAGAAGACGCAGGTCTAATGGAGACAGTGAAGCTAACCAATCGAATAGCTGACTGCCTCACACGTATATACCAACGTGGTTTCAAGGTAGACTTGGATGTGTTAGAAGAAGTACGCAAGGAGTTTGAGACAGAGAAGAATGAGTTACTATCTGTGCTTGAGGGTCAGGTGCAGCTTCTTATGGGTGATAGACCTATCAATCTTAATAGCCCAGAGCAATTGTCTTGGATTATATTCAGTCGTAAACCACATGACAAACCTATGTGGGCTAATGCATTTGATCCACGTGCTACTGATCAGGAGTTTAGATCTACTATCAAGAGCAACTCATCTGTGTTGTATAGGCAGAAGGCCAAGCAATGCTCTACTTGTAGAGGGTCAGGTCAGATACGTAAGACTAAGAAGAATGGCACACCATTTGTTAAGACAACTAAGTGTCTAGACTGTGGTGCTGTAGGCTATAGGTTTACTGACACTACGTATGTAGCAGGTCTAAAGTTTGTAGCACCTAACCCTGATTGGGTCAGTGCCAATGGGTTTCGTACAGGTAAGGATAATCTAGTCAGGCTAGAGACAGTAGCTAGAGACAAAGGACATAGTGACACTGTGCTATTCTTACAAAGGATACGAAGACTATCTGCATTGGATACATACCTGTCTAGTTTTGTTGAGGGTATAACTACCTACACTAAGGCTGATGGTATGCTACATGTTAAGCTGCGTCAGAGTACCACAGCTACAGGTAGGCTATCCAGTACAGAACCTAACATGCAGAACATGCCACGTGGTGGTACATTCCCTGTAAAGAAAGTGTTTGTATCACGATGGAAGGGTGGGCAGATCATGGAAGCAGACTTTGCACAGCTAGAGTTTAGAGTTGCTGCATTCCTTAGTCAGGATGAGGTAGCCATACAAGAAGTATCAACAGGCTTTGATGTACACAGCTATACAGCTAAGGTTATCAGTGATGCAGGGCAGAAGATCTCACGTCAAGAAGCAAAGGCACATACATTTGCTCCCTTGTATGGCGCGAGTGGTTTTGGTAGGACAAGGGCTGAGGCTGCTTACTATGCACAGTTCACTAAGAAGTACTCAGGTATAGCACGTTGGCATAAGGAGTTGGCACGAGAGGTGTTGACTACAGGTAAGGTGACTATACCATCTGGTAGGGAGTTTGCATTCCCAGACGTACAGCGTAGACGTAATGGTGGTGTGACATTTTTCACACAGATAAAGAATTATCCTGTGCAATCCTTTGCAACTGCTGACATCGTACCTATATCTATGCTATACATAGACAAGCTTTTAGAGACAAACTCTATGCAAAGCTGTGTTGTTAATACTGTACATGATAGTATAGTAATTGACATACACCCAGACGAAACGGATAGAGTAATAAAGATAATAAAACTAACTAACGACAACCTCGTTAACATCTTTAATAAGAGGTGGAACATAGACTTTAATGTGCCATTATTATTAGAAGCAAAGATAGGACCAAACTGGCTTGACACAAAAGATGTTGCGTGATATAACTAGAACCTTAACGTATAAAACAAAGGAGATTAATACATGGATAATCAAGTAATGAAAGTAGATACCAATGACTATGCATCAATGGCAAAGGCTATGGGCATGGCAATGGACACAGGCTCCAATAAGGAGAAGGCAGACGCACTGGCTCGTGTGCGTATTAACCACTCACCTATCATGGGTAGGTCAGAAGTTAATGGTAAAATGGTAAACGTAGAAGTTGTTAGTGGTGGTACATACAAACTGGACATCCCAGATGGGCCAACATACTACTCTGATACGGCTACCATACGTCCTTACATGCAGAGGTTTATGCACAAGCGTTTCATCATGAAGACATCAGACACACCTAACAGGTATGTAAAGACTATCATGGCAGACAATCTAAACATTGATCTGAAAGATAACGATGGTGGTTTCAATTGTGGTAAACCTGCAGGGTATATACCAGACTTCAAGTCTTTACCTGAGAAGATGCAGGATCTATTGAAACAGATCAAGCGTGTACGTGTACTGTTTGGTACTATAGAGTTGGAAAATCCTGTTGATGAGACAGGTGCATCAGTTACTATAGGGGCTACGCCATTCATATGGGAAGTTGAGAACAGAGATGCTTTCAAAACCTTTGGTACAAATGTGTTCAACAAGTTGGGTAAGATGAAGCGTCTACCTATACAGCACAATGTTAAACTTTCTACAGAGGAACGTAAGCTACCTAATGGTAACTGTTTCTACCTACCAACTGTGTCTCTTGACTTAACGAATACACTGGACATGGATGATCTGGCACAGGAAACCTTTGCTAACTTCCTAGCATGGATCTCAAACTACAATGGTTACATTACCAATTCGTGGGATGAGAACATGCATAAGAAAGAAGACGTTGATAGAGAGACAGTCGATGACTTTATCAACATAGACGCAGAGGACTTTGCTTAATGAAAAAAGAGTCAGAGTCTGAACACTGGTACAATAAAACAGGAGAAGCTGCGTATACTATCGTAGGCTCCAATGGTAAGGAACGTAACACTAACTTACGGGATGCTAGGAAACATGGTTA